TTTAGAAGACCGCATCGGAAGCTAGTGACAGAAATATCAGTATTGATTTGAGTCATTAATGCTTGAATTAACTTGATCTGCTGCTAGGTCTTTCGATGCTTTCTTTTGAGACGTATTTCAACTCTTCCTTTTGGGAAGGGTTTTTTTCGTAGAGTAGCTAGAAAGGGTCTCTATGAATCAAGTTGTACCTTCTGTAAAATCAGAGTTGAGACAAGAAATTTTAGCTGTAACACCAGTGATTAAGCAATGTACTGGTATTGAAATTTATGGACGGAAAATTAAGTCAATTATTTTTACAACAGATGTCTCGATTATTGCTAATAATAATGCCGATGCAGTTCTTGCAGTCTATCCCTTTACCCCTACACCGGCAATTTTAAAAAGTATTATGTTAGTCGCCTCGGTTCCTGTATTTGCAGGTGTTGGAGGTGGCTTAACGACAGGTCAAAGAGCTGCCAATATGAGTTTGTTTTCGGAATCAGAGGGGGCTTTTTCAGTTGTGGTTAATGGGCCTACATCGGCACAGACAATCGAGGAAATCAACAGACTTGTTGACGTTCCGATCATCTATACTGTTGTCACTGAGACAGCTGATATTGCTTCGAGAATAGAGGCTGGAGTTGACATTTTAAATGTTAGTGGGGGAGCAAAAACAGTTGACATGGTGCGTAAGATTCGTCAAGAATTTCCGGATTTTCCAATCATGGCGACAGGCGGTCCTACGGAGGAGAGTATCATGAATGTGATTGAAGCTGGGGCTAATGCGATCACTTATACACCACCGACAAATGGGGAAATATTTAAGGAAAAAATGGAAAAATATCGTAAAGAAGTCAAGCAATAATTACCTCAAAACTTGCAAGACTAGGAAGACTAATGTACAATGGATAGTATTGAGTCCTCTTAGTTAAATGGATATAACAACTCCCTCCTAAGGAGTCGTTGCTGGTTCGATTCCGGCAGGGGACAATACTATGCACAAAGAACCCTTGATTTAACAGGGTTCTTTTACATATCGTTTGAATTAAGGGGCAGATTAGGGGCAATTTTTTCGGTTGCATTGTCTATTAGTTGTTGCATATTTATAGTTGTATGACTATAAATAGATAGGGTTGTTTTGGGATCACTATGTCCAACTCTATCCATGATTGCTTTTAATGGCACGCCATGTTCAGCGAGAAAAGAGATGTGTGAGTGTCTAAAAATATGTGTATGATAATCACCGTAAATTTTCAAGCGCTTATTGATATAAGCAAGATTGATCGGTTGTCCTTGACTGTTTGAAAATACAACATCAGTCGATAACTTCAAATTACGTTTGACAATATCAATCACATTATCAGATACCGAAATTGTCCGCCTCGATTTATCGGTCTTAGTAGTTGTCGTTTCTTTGATTTGGAAATCATACGTACCATCGATTGTTATTTTCTTTTCATCTAAATCTATTTTATCTTTAGTCAACGCTGCAAGCTCACCATAACGAATACCCGTCAAAAACATAAATAAAACGATGTCTGCGACTTTGTATTCATCATTCCCTACAAGTTTATCGACAAGCCCTAAAACTTCGTCAGAGGTCAAAAATAAGGCTTTCTCAGCTTTGTATTCTTTTTTTGGTTTAGGGACTAATACACCATCTGTTGGATTGGTCGATAGATAATCCATCTGGATGGCATATCCTAAGACGGCATGCAGTCGTTTTCGACATTTTGCGACAACGGAATAAGATTTTGTTTTTTGCAGTTCATCTAAAATATTGCGGACAAATTTTTTATCAATCTTAGCGATGATCGTATCGTCAGATATAACCTTTGCTAGATGACCGTCAGAAACCAAATAACCACGTTTAGTGGATTCTTTGACAGTCGGTAACCATTGTGCAAGATATTCTTTTAAAAGCTCACCGTAAGTTAACTGCGAGGTGTTAGAGACAGATATTTTATCAGCTATCTTATCTTGTAGGATAATGCTGGCTTTATTCCTCGATTGAGGCGTATTTTTATCAAGGATTGTTGATACACGTCTTAATTTATTGGTATAAGGGTCTTTGTATCGCTCAAAATATTTGTATCGCCCGTCCGATAATTCTTCTATCCACATTGATTTTTACCTCACTTTTTGATAAAATGGGTACAATAAAGAGAGGTATTTAAACCTACTTTATTATACATGGATTCCCCTGCACTCAGCTTTGGTCGGTGAGAGTGTGGGGATTTTTTTGTTTATTGCAAATCTAATTTTATAATATATTTTTCATTATCAAAACTAAATAAAGGCTTGATTTCCAATTCCATAGCTCCAGAACCATTAACTCCAAAGCCAGCCACAGCGTTTTCAAAAGAGCGTCCAGATGATACGGTCTCAAACGTCACATTTTCAACTGGATATGTTTCCATCTTTTTACCATCAACATATAATTCAATATCTGAACCTAAAACATAATCATCTTCGCCGTTATTTGCGAAATTATATTTAATTTCTAATACTTTTTCTGGTTGTGCATCTTCAAATTCATTTCTATAGTCAGTGAATGCAGCGTCAGTAATTTTTAATTCTGAACCATCATTAAAAGTAATCACATCTCCAACTTTATATGTTTTTTCTTCATTCGTTGTTTCTTTTTTAGTTGCAGAAACTTCAGTTTTCTCTTCACTTTTTGATGAAGATTCATCTGTAGTTTCTCCACCCGAACAAGCAACTAAAACAAGTGCAGAGAGCGATATCAATCCTAAAGAAAGTAATTTCTTCATACTTTTTTCTCCTAGTTCGCTTTTTACGTGGATCAAACTATTGCACGTTGTTAACTAAATTAAATTCAAATATTCCTCGATCACCATCGCTTCGTTTGCGATGGTTTTTAAATTGTACTTTTCCATAAAGTGGACGTAGTTAAAATTTTTGTGATCATCGCATTCTGCTAATTCAGCTTTTAGTAGATGATGGATCATGTTGCGGTCTGCTTGGACTTCGTACAATTCACGGTTGCGATGTAAGTTTTTTGGATTGTGTTCGATATGACCCAATTCATGCAACAATGCCTTGCGTCTATCTATGCCAGTCAATTTGCTACTGATAAAGATAGTCCGCAGGCTGTTGATATAGAAAGCTTCGCGCTCAAGGTCATCGTCAAACAGCTCTAAATTGACATTGTAATGCGATAAGATTTCTTTTTCTGTCAACGAAATCAGTCCTTTTTGTTTTCAAGATAGGCTTTGATAATGCCTTGGATAACAATTTTTTCATCTTCAGCAACTGGTTTGCCATCGAAAAACATGGCTTCGGAAGCTAGTTCTTCGATGTTAAAACCTTTGACAATAGTTGGTTCGGAAGGCTTTTCAACACCTAAAAGATACTCAGGTGTCATATTTAAAGCTTTTGCAAAACTATCCGCATGATTAAGTGGAAACTCTCTAGTTTTGTTTATATAGCGTGAAAGAGTAGATTTCGCTAATCCAACTTTTCTAGCAAGTTCACTCATTGACATATTTTTTTCAGAAATAGCGTTTTGGATAATCTCAATTATTTCATCGTTAGTACGCATAGTTTTGAACCTTTCTTCATTATATTGACATTATATCACCGTTCCCAAAAAAACACAATAAATAGCTTAAAATAATCTTTTTTTATTTTTTATGATATTTTTGTTGACTTTCGGGAACGTTATGTTATACTAGTATTGTTCCCGAAAGGAAACGATAAAACGAAAGGAGATAACATGACAGTAGATTTACTTAGAGTAAAAGCTGAGCGAATTGCGAAAGGCTTATCTCAAGAACAAGTTGCTGAAGCCCTTGGTTGGAAAGACCGTGCTAGATATGCTAAACGTGAAAACGGTCTAGTTTCCTTTGGGGCAGATGAACTAATTAAAGTAGCAGAAACTTTTGGTTATTCAAAAGACCAAATAGGAATTTTTTTTACAGATAACGTTCCCAAAATGGAACAAATGTAAAAGGAGGTAGCTTATTGAAAATTGAAAACTGGAACGGATATGACATTCGCTTTGTAGACAGGAATGGCGAGTGGTGGGCGGTTGCAAAAGATGTGACAGATGCCCTTGGTTTGAAACAAGTAACTAGAGCGATAAGCACATTAAAGGGGGTTACTAAAAGTAAGGTCCTTACGAATGGTGGTGAACAAGAAGTTTCAATCATAGATGAGAAAAACATTTACCGCTTAGCGTTCAAATCTCGTAAGAAAGAAGCTGAGGATTTTCAAGATTGGGTCTTTGAAACCATCAAACAGCTACGCCAATCTGTCGGTCTTGAAGGATTTGAAGTTTTCCGCATGCTTGACAAGGAGCATCAAAAGCAGGCTATGAAGAACTTGCAAGGGGCAATCAAAGAGCCTAAACGGCAAGACTTTATGAAAGCTAACACGATTACTAATAAAGCAGTATCAACCAAATTTGGTTATCAGAAAATGCTTAAGAAATCTGATATGACACCAGAAATGCTAGTAGCTAGAGAGCCAATCCTAGATGACACTGTTGATCTAATGAGTGTTAAAGATAAGTTTGATTTGCCAATTAGCGTTTCTGAGCGAATTTACGCTAAACATACCCAACCGAACTAGAAAGGAGAGAGGGATGAGACCAAATCGAATTTTTCACGGAAACGAAAAACCAACAAACGCAGTAAAGGGCGATTGTTGGTATAGAAATGGAGAATTATTGGTGTTTAAGAACGATTGGGAACGATGCGTAGACATCGACGAATCCGTCGTGAATAACACTCAATAATTCATTGCCGTCAGCAAAGAGCATTTTTGTCACTTCAGCACCGTAGATAGAGATGATTTCTCTACCTTCAGCAGACGGTGTTGAGTAGGATACATTGTCGCTTTGCTTGAATCGAACATGGAAGCAGTTAGGTTCCATGTGATTCACCTCCTTTCTGTATTGATATACCGATTATATCACGGAGAGGAGGACCAACCAAACTAGAAAGGAGACGGTTATGAGACCGAATCGATATCCGTATAGCGGGAAAAAGAAAAAGCAATCCACTAAAAAGCAGATTGCAGAATTAAAGCAAGATATTGCATTAACTAAATCACTTATTCCTCAAGTTAGAAGTGAACTAATTCATTTAATTTCTAAATAGTTGTCAACTTTTTTAACTGAGTACCCAGCTTCTGAAAGCTTAGAACAAAGGGTGTTCGGCTCGATATCATATTTGCTAGGATCTAAAGTAACTCGTGCATCAGGACCTTTAAAAATTGTCTGAAGGTAGTTATCTAGCTCTGCTAAGGTGTATTTCTGAGATGTTGGCTTTGGGCTTAGTTTACTCATAAGATTCTCCTTTCCACTTTATTTGACTAACGATTTTCATAAGGAGGTTGAAGTGTCCTACCACTTCAAAAGTAAATCATTTGTCATAAATAAAGCATATCAAATTAGTTGTAAAAACACAACATATAGTGTCAAAAAAGTTATCAACAACTATATATTGAAAAACAGAGGTGAAAATGAGAGATAAACTTTTAGAAATTTTAGATAAACGGCAGATGACAATGTATCAACTGGCTAAACTTTCAGGAATCAATAGAAGTCATTTTACAGACTTAAAAAAAGGTAAAATCAAATACCTTTCATGGCCAAATATGATCAAAATAGCTGACGCACTAGACATCAGCTTGGACGAATTTAGATAAACACACTCTCGCAAGTAGCCACGACGCTATCAAAATAAACGAAACGATAGTAACTCCTTATGAAAAATCTTGGTAGCGTCACGGGTGCTTGCGAGAACACAAAAAAGTCCGATCGCAGTCGGACTCACACTTAAATACTTTACTTAATTATACCACAGAAATGAAAGGAATTGTTATGTTAGCGGTTTTAAAAAATGGCATACAAGTGCCTTACGAAGAATTATGGTTAAACGACGAAGACTTAGCTGAATTTGCAGGTAAATCGAAAGAAACCATCCAAAAACAACTGCGTAGAATGTACAAAGTCAAAGAGTATCGGCCTTATATTGATAAAATCGGTGGTCGCTCTACTAAACTATCAGCGTACGAAAAATGGCGCAAGTCAGAAAATATCAAGATCAAAGGAGTATAACATGAAACTATTTAACAAACTATTTAAACAACAACCAGAGCAGCCAACACAAAAAGTCTCACTTAAGGAAAGTGAAGAACGTTGGCAAGCAATGCACGATCGAAACATGGCCGATCTCGCTAGCCAAAGCATCAAGAAACGTGATCTTTATGGGTGGTCGTGATGAGCTTGGATAAGTCGTGGGACTTATACCGTAAAACTGGAGATATCGAACACTATAGGGATGTTTGGAGGATTATGGAATGGTACAGAAAACAAAAATAGCACAGTTGAGGGAGTTTTTTAGAGACAATCCAAACTCAACTAAAGAGGATGCTTTACTAGCTTTAAAATCAGATGGTTTTGATGCAAACATGATTAAAGGCTATATTTGGCGAGACAAGAAACGTGGTTTTTACAAGGAAGATGAGGACGGGTACATTACCTATATTGACCAGTTTGATTTACAAGCCGAAATTGACGAAACAAACGAGTGGAAACGCGATATTCGCAGAGAGCTAGTTGAACAATTGATGGCTGCCAACCGACTGGAAACCAGTAGTGAACAGATACGGATGAACTCGAAAGTGATTAATCAATTGTTAGGTGAAATATGATTAGACAATACTATTGCAGAGAATGCGGCTATCGCTTTGAAAGTGACCAACAAGAAGTAATGTGTTGGGAATGCGAAGCCGAAAACTTACAGTTAGAAGGGAATTACGATGGGAACATTATATGAGCTAAAAGGACTTTATCAAGAGATTTATAACATGTTTCTGGATGAAGAAATTGACGAAGAAACACTTACAGCAACACTTGAATCGTTAGAAGGTGAATTTGAAGATGTTATGGAATGGCAAGCGAAGCTATTGCGTAACTTATATGCGGATGCCGAAAGTTATAAATCTGAAAAATTGCGTTTTGCTAAAAAACAATCGCAGGCTGAGAATGCCATCGATCGCGTAAAAACTCGGATGTCAGAGATGATGGAACTTGCTGGCCAAACGAAAGTGAAAACACCGACAGCTAACTTAACCTTACGCAAAACAAAATCTGTTGAGATTAAAGATCTTGAAAAAATCCCAGTCGCTTATATCAAGACGACTTACACACCGATTAAAACGGATATCAAAAAAGCCATTGAAAATGGTGAGGTAATCGAAGGTGCTGAAATTGTTGAAAAAGAGGGGGTGATGGTGCGATGAAAATAACGAAAGCAACAGAACTTGAAAAAGGTAAGAATTTTTCAGCGTTGATCTATGCCCCACCTGGAAGTGGAAAAACAACGACTATCAAATACTTACCAGGCAAAACATTAGTCATTGACGTAGACAGGACAACAAACGTATTAGCTGGTGAACCTAATATTGATATCGTTTATGCTGATATTAATGACGTCGAGGTTGGTTTTGCCCAAATGCTTGAAGAAATTCACGATAACTACATTGAAGATTATGACAACATCGTCATTGATAACATTTCAGAGTTAGAACAAGCATGGCTTGGTGAGAAAGCGAAAAAATCCAAGACTAAGGACGGACGAGCTATGGGAATTCCAGAAATGGGTGACTACAATAAGTTTTCATTCTATCTTCCTAATTTAATTCGTTATGTCAATTCTTGGGAAGGCGTCAACAAAGTCTATACAGCCTGGGAAACTACCAGACAAATTGAAACATCTAGTGGTCAATTATATAACCAATTCATTCCACAAATTCGTGAAAAAATCATCACGAATATTATGGGGCTAGTTAACATCGTAGGTCGTTTAGTTATCAATGAAGAAACTGGTGGGCGTGGATTCATCCTTCAACCATCAAATGGGACTTTTGCAAAAAATCAATTATCTGATGCAAAATTTGCTAAACAAGAAGATATCTGGAAAGTTGGTTAACAATGGCTTATGACTTATATGACTACCAGATTGACTTAATCTGTCGCGCTAGAAATAAAATTGCCGAAGGTCTAAACGTTATGATTGTCAGTCCTCCTGGAAGTGGAAAATCAGTAGTTATTTCTGAAATTGCAAGATTAGCAACCGAGAAAGGCGGACATGTCTTATTCCTCGTCCATCGAAAAGAACTTATCGAACAAATTACCAATAGTTTTAAGATGAACAACGTTGATATGTCCAATGCTGATTTATACACTGTTATCAAAGCTAAGAACCGTTTGGAACAACTTAAAAAACCATCATTGATTATCACAGACGAGGGACACCACGGTAAAGCTTCTACCTACCAAGATATTTATGATTACTTTGATGATGTTCCAAGACTTGGATTTACAGCAACTCCTTGGCGTATGAATGGTACAGGATTTACAACTATTTACGACGAAATGGTTGAAGGCAAAACAGTCGATTGGTTGATCAAAAATCACAAACTAGCGGATTATAGATACTTTAGTTTGCCAGCTATTGACACTAAGAAGTTGAAGGTGAGAAATGGAGAATTTACAAATGATTCTATCGATGACGCTTTTGGTGATGCAATCTACGGTGATGTGGTTCAAGAATATCTCAAACATTCACCTAATCAACAAGCTATCTTATACGCTCATTCCGTCGAAGCCTCCATAGAATTCGCCAGAGAGTTTCAAAATGCTGGTATAAACGCGGTTCACGCTGATGCTAAGACACCAAAAACTGAACGTGAAAGCATCATGCAAGATTTTCGCAATGGAGAGATAAGGGTCCTATGCAATGTTGATCTTATTAGCGAGGGGTTCGATGTGCCAGATTGTACGGTCACTATTCTCTGTAGGCCGACAAAATCATTGGTTCTTTACCTTCAACAATCAATGCGATCTATGCGTTATAAACCAAATAAAACAGCAACTATCATCGACTGTGTTATGAATTATAGTATCCATGGTTTGCCAGACGGTAAACATGACTGGTCGAAATATTTTATTGGTGGATGGAAACGCCAAGCAAAAGCAAACACTATCCGAGCCAAAGAATGCCCTGAATGCTCATCAGTTTGGTCGATCAATACCCAAATTTGCATTAACTGTGGTTATGATTTCGGAGAACGTGAACGTAAAGAAAAAGAGCGTATTGAAGCTGAGTTAGTTGAAATCAGAAAACGAGATTTTCAAATAGCTATGATTGATAGAAAGCCATACAGTGAAAGTCTTTTCGCTATTGAAGATAATTGGAAAATCGCTCAAGCAAAAACAGCTATAAAAGGTAGTGGCAATCCACTTTATAAAATAGCTTATTTTTACATTAAAAATAACTTAGATAGCCCAGCTGTCTTAGAAGAAATTATTAACGTTACTAACAAAAATCCAAAGGAAGTCCATGCAGCTTTCCAATGGATGAAACATAAAATTAGAAATTAAGAGGATAAACTATTATGGCATTTACAACAGATTATTCAAACATCACTGAGTACGCAGATTGGAAAGTACAAGACTACGAAATCATCGTTAAAGATGTATATGAAACAACAGCAGGGACGGGAACTAAAGGTCTGGTCATTGAGTCAGTAGTGCGAAACGATGTTAAACAAGAAAAACAAAATGCTCATATATGGGATCGCCACTGGCATCGTCGAGATACACAGAAGTTTGACTTTGCTTCGCTTATGCGTATCGCTAGTGCTTTAGGCATCCCAGAAGGGAAGAACTTCAACTCATTCGAAGATTTTATGAATGAATTTATTGGTAAGACAGCTAAAGTACGTATCCGTTTACGTGAGTACAATGGTGAAAAGCAACCAGACGTTCATTATTACAATAAAACTGACTTCCCTCAAATAAACCACACATGGAAAGAAGCTGTCAACACAACATCAGCTCCAACTCAAGAACCAGATCTACCTTTTTAATCAAGGAGGATAGATGGAACGAAATGATATTGTCGAGGCTCTAGCCCGTATCACCGAAGCAGATTGGGGATCTAATCTATTTGGTGATTCGGTGATTAAAGCCGATTTAAGAAAACAACTATTTAAAATTAAAGTTATAGATGACGCAGGGTACATTCATAAATACCACGTTGCGTCTTTGGTCAAGCCTGAGGAAGTCACTTATATCACTTCAAATGGTAAAGACAGTTATCAGTTTATCTCTGGTGAAACCCAAATAAAGACCAATAGTAATGGCAGTGATTATCTCACATATACATTAGAACCTGAATTCCCGAGGTTTTCTAAGTTGGTAATTGATTACCTAATTGGTTGTTATGCTTTTTCGGAAGGAAAACTTTATGATGTCCGTGGTAAGCAATTTAAAATGTTTGACGATTTTATGTTGCAAAACCGATATGGTTTTAAAGACGCTACTGGTATCCGTGAAGTTTTAGAGGGCATAGATAGCATTTTAAAAGTCAAACCTGTCAGATATATCGAACCCTTTAAAATCGCTTGCCAAGACTTTGTGATCGATCTTAAAGAAAACTGTATTATCAATCAATTCCCAGAACAAAACGTCTCATACTTTAAGTTTTACGATGTTGACTATGAGACAGCTAAAAATAGTCAATCTATAGTTGATAAATTTTTGAATTATGTCACGGCTGATGATAACAGTCTTCACAACGCTAACTTACAGACCTACTATATCGCTCAAGTAGCCAGCGGATTGAGGGCTAAGACAAACTTTTTTATCACAAAATCAGGGGTCAGAACAGGTAAAGGGTTGAGACACATTGCTTTATCGGGTTTATTTAACAAGATCGATGTTGAATTGGATAATCTCAAATCGAATGGATTTGAAGCATTACAAGCTTGGGCAATGTTTGCTGGTGGTGAGATGGCTCTTGCGACTGAGCAAGGGGACATCCAAGGAGATAGTATGGAGCGTGTGCTAAAAATTATCGCTACTGAAAAAACACACCTTGCCAGAACAATCGGACAAAACCAATCATTAGTCACCTTATCTAGTGTTTTGTGTGTCGATACCAATCGGACTGTTGCTTTATCTGACGAAATGGATGGTCGTAAGGTTCTGATCCAGTATCAAGATAGACCATTAAACGAAACCGATATCGAACGTGAGGCTATTTTCAAACCCTACTGGGACGCATTTACTGACCGCGATAAGAACCCTAAAATCAGTGGTTGTATCGGTTTTTTACTTAACAGTCTAGAGTATTTTAATAACATTGGCGGTCAATACATTTGGAAAAATGTCGAGGTCTTTAATGATATTGATTTAGATGAATTTCAAATAGCTTTAATCAATGCTTTACAAGAGGTTGATTTTGTTCAGCGGACGGATAACAAAACTATTATCGAACTAGCTAGACAGGTTTATGGGACTAATAATAATAAGTTAGGGAAAGCGCTAGGTGAGATAGGTGTTAAACCAATCTCTAAAAAAGTAAATAGTAGAACTGTAAGGGGATATAAAATCGATAATATTATCCGATTTAGTAAATATGTCGAGTAAAAGTTACGCGGTGACACGCACTAGACACGCACTTTTTTGGTCAAGTGCGTAACCTACTTAACTCCTTGATAATAAAGGCTTTAAGGGATGTCTAAATAGAAAAGTTACGCGGTTACAAACTATATAGTCAATTAAAGATTGTTAATCTTTTATATATATATAGGGTGGGGTAGACCTAAAATACGTAACCGCGTAACCGATATATCTAAAAGTGTTGATATGGTTGCATTTAGGAGGTTTCGGACTTGGAAGAAAGGTTACGCACTAACCGCGTAACCGCCCTAGCTTTTTTAAAGAAAGGCTATCAAGTCATTCCATTGAATCGAAAAACCGGTCAACCCATTATTAAATTTAAAAATGTTGACATGACGGAGGAAATCATTAATAGCATCAATTGGTCTAATTGCGATGTCGCTCTCTTAATGCGTGGCATGTGGTGTATTGATATTGATACTCACAATATGGATCACAAGTTAGCTCAAGAAATGAAAGTGATGTTTCAACTAATGGGGGTTGGTTTATTTGATATTTTAAAAACTGACCGATTTAATCGAGGGTTAGATGGTTATTCGTCTATCTTACTAAGTGAGTATCGTGGTGAGTTGATCGAAAATTTCAAACGAACTTATGTGGAATTGACAGACAGTGGCGGTATGCACATTATTTTTAAAAAACGAAATGACGTTGACTATAGTCAAAAGATTGGCATCATGCCAGGTGTGGATATTAAGGCAAATGACAATAACTACGTCAAAATATTTCCGAGTGACGGGCGAGAAGTATTACAGAAAGTAGATGGTTTAGCACCTTATGTGGGAGAGTTTGAGAAACAAATTTTTGCTAAACCAGTGGTGACGCATTATTTTGCAGGAAGTATCGTTAAACCTAAAAACGACAATCACGAAGGGAGCCAAGCCTACGAGAGAGTAGTGAGCGGTTCGTCTATCAATCGGAATGATGATTTATTCAAAGCAGCTTGTTGGGCATTTGAAAGAAATCAAGCTGTCGATGATTTGTCAGTAATTGTCGGAACAGTTAAAGGACGAGATGTCTTCACGCTAGAAGAATTTGAGAGAACAATAGAAAGTGCAAGGAGGACGGTATTTGGTTAGCGAACACGATATACAGAATGCCATCCGTTTGGAATTGTCAAAACGTGGTATTCAATGTTTTCGGATAAACGTTGGTAAAGTCAGGATGTCTGACGGCAGGTGGTTTAATACTGGAGCACCTAAAGGCTTCTCAGACCTATTCGGATTTAGGCCAGACGGACAAATATTTTTTATCGAAGTTAAAAACGAGAAAGGACGTGTCAGACCAGAGCAAACGAAGTTTATGGAAATCATGAAACAGCGTGGCGCTTTGGTCGGTGTGGCACGTAGCGTAGAAGATGCGCTAGGAATTGTAAATGATACGAGGCTTTAAACTTACAACACAATACACAAACGACACAGACTTAATGCCAAAGCGTAGCACCAAGCACGCAGCAGGCTATGACTTAAAAGCTGCTAAGTTTGTCCGTATTGAACCGAGGGAGATTGCTTTGATCCCACTAGGAGTTAAGGCATACATGCAAGAGGGAGAGGTGCTCTATCTTTATGACCGCTCATCCAATCCACGCAAAAAGGGGATTGTTATGATCAACTCAGTTGGTGTCATTGATTGTGACTATTATGATAATCCCGACAATGAGGGGCTTATCTATGCGCAGGTCCAAAACATCACGGACAAAGCAGTCACTATCGCAAGAGGTGACAGGATTGCACAAGGTGTATTTGTGCCACACTTACTTGCAGATGGAGACCAAGCAATCGCTGAACGTAGTGGCGGATTTGGGAGTACAGGACAATGACTAATACCATACGCATTTGTAACTGGCCAAGGATTGAGGCTAGTAGACGTTTTAATAAATAAAGAAGGATGATTGATAATTGACAGAAGAAATTAAATTAAAGCGTTGTGATTGGTCAACGGATAATGTTACTAATCCGAGACACTATCAAGGAAAGTTCGGACTGGAAGCTATTGAGGTGCATCGTAATTTCATGACCGCTGAGATGCTTAGGGGTTATTATCTAGGGAATTCCCTTAAATATCTCTTGCGTTATCAAGGCAAGAATGGCTTGGAGGATTTGAAAAAAGCACGGCATCATTTGGATTGGCTAATTGAGGAGTATGAGAATGAGACGAACACATAAACAACTTAATTTAACTTTATTAATTCCACTGTGTATATTGTCACTAATGGTAGTAACAATATACACAGTGAATGAGAATAAAAAGCTAGAGAAGCAAAATAAAGAGCTCACACAGCGTGTGGATAGGTTACCAGAAGCTTTTGGTGGTGTAGGTTATATCTCAGATAAAACAGAAACTTATATTGAAGTAGTAGGTTATGGTAGGTTCTTAATCACAGGCGCTGAAAGCCAGTTCCTGGATAAAGGTGACCTAGTTCCACAATATATTTTGGAGCGAGGAATACAGTAGATGAATAATGAAGATAAACCCTTGGCGGATATGTTAGGTGTAGGAACAGATACTATAAATAATTTAACTAAACTTATGGGTGGAAGTGATACAGAAGTTTATAACACACTTGTTAAGGAATACACTTTATATACCATTATGGAAAATATAATGGTTTTCTCAATTGTGATGTTATTCCTAACACTTGTGCCTACACTTGTCACATTGTTTTCCTATAATGATTATCCAGGAGATATTAATTATAAACATGTACTTAAGTTATGTTTCACAGTAATGGTTGTACTTATATTTGCAATTCTAGTAGCCAATATTTTATCACCTATGCTAGCACCAAATATAAATATTATAAAGGAGATTGGACGTTAATTATGAATAAAAAAGAAATGGTTATAATAACAGTCTATACTACAAATAAAACAATCACAGAGGTCATTGAAACTAAAAAAGAAGCAATAGAAATAAAAACCAAGATTCAATCCCAAATGAATAATGGTCACACAGTTGTGATTGGGAATAAACTATTGAATCCTAGATATATTGAAATTATCAACTTTGAAGAAGTAGGTGGATAAGATTATGAATAAGGAAGAAAGCATAAAAAAGTTTACAGTATATGTAATGGAAAATCACAAGGGTATTATACCAGGGAAAATATTTGATTGTATGGTAGGTTCTATGGAAAAATTAGGTTGGGATTCTACTAGGTATGATGAGGTTATGAAATTTTGGTTAGAGGGACAACCTTATGAAAGTATGGTCAGAAGAAGAAACAGATTATCTAATTTACTGCCTAAGTGACAGAAGCTATAATAGAAAAGAGATAGCTGAGTTTCTAGGACGAAGTGTAAGTAGTGTGTCTAATAAGATATACCACTTAAGAAAAACACAAGGTGTGATTGATACTAAGCATTATAGTGACTTTGAGATTAAAGTAATTAAAAACAGTTATCACAGGTTGGGTGCTAAAGAGCTAGCTAATGTGTTAGATAGGAGTACACATAGTTTAGAGAAAAAGGCTAGTTCACTAGGGGTATCCCGTAAAAACAATAAAAGTGTTGATGTTATTAAAGAACTTAAGAGGCTAAGCAATGAGGGTTACTATATTAACCAAATTTGTAAAAAACTTGGTATGAGTCATACATTAGTTTTGTACTATGATAGTAAGTATAATTTGTCTTTGAGAAGGATTAGCAAAGAACAAAGAAAAGAACTAAATAGAAAACTAAATGAAAATTTTTGGAGAAGGTTACCAGTGAGGAGGTAAATTAATGAATAAGGCAGAGTTTAAAGAAGGTCAGGAAGTTTGGGCTAAGGTAGTTGTTGTTGCACCGAGTGTTGATGTAAATGGGGAAATTCAGCTTAGTGATGGTGAGTACGGTCTTGTTTGGGTAAAACCAGAAGAAATCATGACAGCAATGCCAGAAAAGCCAGTTATACCGCAGGCTGCTGCCGATTGGCTTGAGGAAGCGAAAAACAAAAATATGCTATTGTCAGAGGCACTAGACTTATCTGGAACGCCTGTGAGTTTCGACGATTGGTTGAGTAAAGATGAACGAAAGAACCAAGAAACATTCGCAAGAGCGTGGCTGGATGGCTATGAGGTTGAGAAAGAGCAAATGTATACGGTCGTGATACCGAATCCGAACATCGACAAGAACCATATAACACTTCTCCAACGCTCAGAAGACGATAAGCTTGAGCTGTGGACGTTTGCGCAACCAGACTTGAGTCGATCTATCTTCCATTTCACTGAAGATGAAATCAAGGAAGATTTCGAGTGGGCTTGGCAATGGGCTAAGCCAGTGGAGGAGTAACATGTATAAATTGTACTTTATACTCAACGGAAAGCGTGAAAAACAAGGTGAATTTCAAACTCTAGAAGAAGCTGAAAAACACATGAAGTTGTTGATTGATACTAAATCAAGAATAAAATCATGGTATATCAGAAAACATCAGCAAGACAATCATATTTTTTATGATTATGGTGCACATAATGCAGAGTATATTGTGGAGGTGGTGTGATGAATAGATTATCAACGCTTATGGCAGTTAAAGAAAGCTATGAAAAGACACTTGATATTATGAAAGAATCAGCGCTTGGCGTAGCTAAGTTAAGCGGAGACGATTACCAAAAAGGTTTTGAAGATGGGGCTGATTTTATTAAGAATATTGTTTTGGGCTCTTTAGATAAAATGATTGAGGCGGTAGAAGAATGATTAAGCCAGATAAAAAGAACGAAGTCCTTGTAAAAGGTTATTACGATAAAGGGGGAGATATTATCATTCCAATAACTAAAGATGGTGGGTTTCATGTGATACCAAAAACTTATCATAAAGACGTAGATTTAGTTGAGGTGGAGTAATGACAGTACCAAAATTTAGGGCGTGGACAGAAGAAGGACAGGTCATGTATTACGACGTCTATCCTTTTTACAATGAAAGTCTGTTGCTAAGTTATGACGAAATAGCTTTTGATGAGGTTCCAGCAAGTGAATTTATCTTAATGCAATCTACGGGTCTCAAAGACCGAAGCGGGCTCGAGATATTCGAACGCGATGTCGTCAGTTGGATTGATGCACATGGTATCTTGCACTTCGGAGTAGTCGAATTTACAAAGGGCATGTTTTTAGTCAACGGTGTTGATCCTGTCAGTGAGAACATGGAAGTCATTGGGAATATCTACGAACATCCGGATTTGGTGGAGGAGTAAGATGCGTAATAATAAACAAAAAGCAGTCCTATTTAAACGGCATGCAAAACCTGATACAGCTCTAGAATACTGCGAATACTTGCGTCAGGTAGGTTTGTCTGATGAGTTGATTAGTGAGCGAACAGGACTATCAGTTAGTAGACTTAAGCAGTTTAAAACAAACTATCGTGTGCCGAATAAAAAAAAGAACAACAGCAAATAGAAAGGATCATGAGATGTGATAACTGATAAAGTGATTGATTTATTAAGAAATACTGACTTAACACAATTGCAGATTGCAAATCAGACTGGTATTACGCCTGCGAAAGTAGCACTAATTAATCAAGAGGCAGGCATTAGAGATGTGTTTAAAATGCGGAAGTGGTCGGAAACAGAAGTAACTTACCTTAAAAAATATGTCGGTAAGTTGAGTGCTAGAGAGATTGCTAAAGAGTTAGATCGTACAGAGCAATCTGTACTTAATAAAATAGCAGCGCTTGGTCTATCAGCGAAAGTTAATCGTGTCAAAAAAGCGAAAAAACGTGATGTAGCTAAGCCTCATGTTCCGCCTGAAAGCGATAAGATCAGGATCGACATATCGGCTTATTTATCTAAACCAACGTAAGCACAGCGTGGGTCTGCAATGGCCCGGTTGGTATTAGGCCGAAATTAAAATGAAGAAAAGAGGAATCCTCCAACATCTTTAATAACAAATCTAAAGCTGTCATCGGTCGCAGTGATTATTCAAGGCTATTGCCTGCGGTGTACTAAACAAAACTATCTACATGTGTAACCGTTGCGCTTAATGGTACTATAGCGTAAAAAAAAGACCAACTCACCCGAGCCAGTCCTTAATTATGTTCGCACTATAATTATACCACGGAGGGCAAAGGTGAGTAAAGGTCAAACGAAAGCAGAGCTATTATTACGTGAGTTGCGTGCAATACCAAAACTAATAAAACAATTACAGAGAGACTTAGAAGCAACTAAAACCTCACTGCTCACTAGCCCACAGTGGTCGGATATGAGAGTTAGTGGAGGGGTCAAAAAGACACAAGAGGATAAAAATATCTTTGTGATTGATAGTTGTGAGTGGCATATCAAACGTATCAAAACACTGCTAGAACGTAAACATGAGATACTAGACATCATTAGTGAGATACCAGATATTGAGCAACAAGACGTTTTGATATCTGCTTATCTAACTTATGATAGTTACGTCGATGCGCAAGAAGGTTTAGACTTGAGCACAAACAAATTCTTTAGATTAAGACGAATGGCAATCGATAGCTTAAATAAAGTAATTGATAGTAAAAAGTAATAACTTAGTGTCATTTGATAGTAAATGATAGTGCATAGCAGTTTCTTACGTAGTATTATAGTATCATCAAAATAGCGAGAAGAACCAAACTTTACATAAAGCCTTTACTAAAAAAGGAACAACTTTAACTGCCGGTGAACTCGCTGTTTTAAAAGGGAGAATAGCAAAGTGGTTAAATGCGGCGGACTGTAAATCCGTTCTCGATTGAGTTCGTAGGTTCGAATCCTACTTCTCCCATGTAGGAGCATGAGCCGTGATTGGAAAACGGCAAGGGTAGCGCCCTGAGCAAGACCGTGTGACGTCTACGGCAATACGCTATGTGCAGGTTCGATTCCTGCTGTTCCTGTATGACAAGTTAGCTTAAAGCGTAAGTAATTGGTAGACGTGCCAAGGAGGTGCGCATGTGCAAAGCGCTGGGCTGATAACCCAGAGATGGAGGTTCGAATCCTCTACTTGTGGTTACTAGTCACACAATCGTGTGGCTTTTTTGTTTTATGTGAGGTAGAAATATGAAAGAGCCGAAGACGTTTGAAGAAGCGTACAAACGATTAACAAAACAATTATACGAGTTTTTTGTTGAACCTCTGGAACCAATTGCTATCCCAGTTTTAAGATGGATGGATAATAGGATAAGTTTGGTGATTGACAGATTTTATAAATGACTATCGACAGAGTGGAGGCGCAGTGTGAAACCTAAGAGATATCCATATGTTAAATCCCAGTGGGATAAAGAGGAGGCTGTGGTGTACGCAGATGGCAATCCTTATGTGACTTTAGTTACATATATTAATAGATTAAATGGGAAAACAAAACAATGAAACCACAACGACTAACAATGACAAACGGAAGGCGAACGATGGTTGAATATGATAGTCGAAGTGAAGAGTATCAATCATACAACCGTAACCGTTGGAAGTATGATAGAGATGTTAAGCGATTCTACAATTCTAAAGCATGGAGAGAGACAAGCAAGATTGTATTGCTTAAAGCTAACTATGTTTGTGCAATGTGTGGAGGAGAAGCAACGATGACTGATCATATCATTAGTGTTAAGCAAGATTGGTCAAAGAGATTGGATATCGATAACCTTCAGGCAAGCTGTAAAGCGTGTAATGATGCTAAAGCATTGCGTGAGAAATATAGTTATTAAAAGACACACGTAACGACTTACGGGCACGCTTATTGTTCGGAAATACCCCACTTAATTTTTATCGGGGGTATGAATGTTCGGATTCTAAGAACGCCGCCCTTTTCCGTGCAAAAAGTTCCCTTTTTGAATTTTTCGTTCGTGTCAATTTTGGTGTAAAGGAGGTAAACATGGGTCGAAAATTAAAGGTAGTTGATAGCAATAAAAAGCACCTAACCAATCAAGAAAAAGAAGAACGTAAAGCCATTGAAATCAAGGCTTCAGATGGTTTTACAGAGTTACAAAAAACAGAACCTAGACACTTCAATGCTGTTGCAAAAGCAGAGTATCGAAGGATAATTGGTGACCTTCAAAACCTACCCCTTAGAAATCTAGATAGAGCCGTATTAGAAACCTATTGCGTGTGGTATGCAGTGTATAAGGAAGTGTCTAAGAAATTGGATGAAATAGGTTATGTGATCTTTGATGAAGACAAAGGTTGGATCTCAAATCCACTCATTAATACGTTAGAAAAAGCAACAACCAACATCCAAAAGGCAGCTAGTCAATTAGGACTAACAGTAGACAGTCGGATGAAGATGTTTATACCGAAACAGGAAGAAAAGAAAGAATCCTTGTTTGATAAGTTTGGAGGGTAGAAGAAAGGAGGCGTGTCTGTATTACTTACGATTATTCGATGGTTGATGAGCGGTACAGAGACGCCGCTTTTTATTATGCTCAAAAGATAGTTGACGGAGACATCTTATCAAGTAAAAAGGTCTATAAAGCTTGTTTAAGACACCTAAATGACCTAAAAAATATTGATAAGTCTGACTATGTCTATATTCCAGAACGTGCCAAAAATATCATTGACTTTATGGAGATTTTACCAGATGTCAAAACTGGCAAACCTTATCCACTGGCAGAATTTCAGAAGTTTATCGTTTCTAATCTGTATGGATGGCGTAAGAAGACTGATCATACCATCAGACGATTTAGAAAAGCAATGGTTTCCGTTGCTCGTAAAAATGGAAAAACAATTCTGATTGCCGGTATTTTGCTTTATGAGTTTTTGTTTGGTAAGAATCCATCGATGAGTCGTCAGTTATTTTGTACTGCCAATGACCGAAGTCAGGCTAAAATTGCATTTGACATGGCTAGAAAGCAACTAGATGCTCTTAGGGGTAAGGATGGCGATATCAGAAAGGCCACAAAAATTGTCCGCGATGAACTGCGGAATTTGCATGACGAATCTTACATTAGAGCACTCAGCCGCGATACTGGTGCAGTTGATGGATTTGAACCATACGTAGGTGTCTTAGATGAGTATGCAGCATCTAAAACCAATGAAATGTTGGAGCTTTTAGAGTCTGGTCAAGGTCAGTTGGATAATCCTTTTATTTTTATCATCTCAACGGCTGGTCTGGATTTGAATGTGCCTATGCATACCATCGAATATAGCTATGCAGGTCGTTTGCTGGATGGTGAAATAGAAGACGATACTTACTTTGCATATATAGCCGAGCAAGAGAACGAGCAAGAAATAGCTGATGAAGTCAACTGGATCAAATCCAATCCGATTTTAGAAGTAGAAGCTTTACATGATAAAATCATGGATTATCTCAGAAAAAGGCGTAAAACATCACTAGAAACTGGTGAAGTAAATAAAGTTTTAGTCAAAAATTATAACATGTGGCGACAATCCAGCGAAGAATCCTACATGGATAAAAGCAGCTGGGCTATGGCTAAAATTGATAAACCAAACACGCATAAACGTAGAGCGTGGATTGGTGTTGACGTTGGTAGAGCCAGTGATTTATTTTCGATTAGTCCTATGATTATGATGGATGATTACTGGTATGCTGATAGTTTTAGTTTTGTGGCAACTAAATATGGTTTGATAGCTAAAGAAAAGCGTGACGGTGTATCTTATACTAACTTGGAACGACAAGGGGAGTGTGAGATAACAACACTAGAGAGTGGTGTTATTGATGATGAGCGCGTCATGGAAAAACTGGAAGAAATGATATACGTCAATGATTGGGAAGTGCAAGGGATCTATTTTGACCCTTATCAGTTTGGGTCTATGTTGACCATGATTGAAAAACGTCATCCCGAATGGCCACTGGTGCAGATACCGCAAACAACTATGGTCCTTAACATGCCAACAAAGCAGTTTAGAGATGATGTCAAGCTTGGAAAAATCAAGCATAGCGGTAATCAGTTGCTGACAATGGCAGTTAATAACGCATTTACAAAAGTAGATCAAAACGGTATGCGGATCGATAAGAATAAAAACAGTAACAAAATTGATCCACTAGATGCCTTATTAGACGCTTACGCAGCGTGTTACCTAGAGCCATTTGATGGCACTGGTTATTGGACTAACGAAAAAATCATGAAAGCGGAGAGTATTTTCTGATGAAGTTATTGAATTACATTCATACAATCTTACTGGTTGTCGGTTTTGGTCTGTTGTCTTACGGACTGTTTAGGATCAGTCCTGAAATTGGATTAACTGTCACAGGAGTTTTATTAATCATATTTGCATTTTATCTAGACAGAACGTCGTGAAAACGTTTATAATATTCCTTGAAAAAAGGAGGATATTATGAAAAGAAGTTTAGTCTTATTGTCTGTTTGTGGTTTATTTCTTTTAGGAGCTTGTTCGCAGAAAGAGGAAACAAATGACACCAAATCAACTGTAGAATCAACGATGATTGTAGAAGAGAGTAGTTCTGTTCCAGAAGTTAAAAACTTAGCAGTAGGAGAAACTTACAAATTTACAGAAAAAGACCTTGAGCAGTCTGGGTATGATAATGTAGGTTTGGAACTAACTGTTGATAAAATTTCTGTTGATAAGAATTTGCAGTTAAACACAGATTATTCCGATGAAGATTATACAGGACTTATTCCAATTATCATTGATGCAACATTTAAAAATACAACAGATAAAGCTATTGATTTAACTAGCTTTGATTTGATTACAAAAGATGGAGAGCAAGGAAAATGGGTTCCATATTTGGAAGGAGTCAGCACGGAGGGTGTTGATGTTTTGAATCCTGGGCAAAGCATAAAACTTAAAGAAGTCTTTGGATCACCAGCAGAAAATAATTTTTATCTAAACTACGCTAATGCAGCGTGGGAAGTCAATTAAATACTAACAGCACCTTAATGGGTGCTTTTTTTATGCCTTCGTTTAGAAAGGAGGTGAGTCAATCAATGAGTTTTTTTCAAGCGTTAGGATCATCAAAACTATCTTATGATGATTATGTTTCTTCTGTTTTATCGGGGAATGCAGAACAGCAATACGTTGGTATTTCAGCTCTGAAAAACAGTGACATTTTAGGCGCTGTTTCGATTGTAGCTGGAGACATTGCAAGGTTTCCGTTGTTAAAAAAAGACTTAAATGGTGACATAATTCGTGATGAGACTGTCAATTATTTGCTTAATGTCAAATCTACTAAAAACGCCTCAGCGAGGACGTGGAAATTCGCTATGGCCGTCAATGCTATTTTGACTGGTAATGCCTACTCAAGGATTTTACGTGATCCAAAAACCGGTAAAGCTTTACAATTTCAATTCTTTAAGCCGTCCGAAACCAGTTTAGAAGAAACAAAAGAGCATGAGCTGATTTATACATTTGTTGATAGTCTTAAAGGAACATCAATCAAATGCAAGGCCGATGATGTCATTCATTGGAAATTCTTTAGTCATGACACTATTTTAGGTCGGTCACCGCTATTGTCACTTGGTGATGAGATGGCTATGCAAGAAGGCGGAACCAATACCCTTAAGAAATTCTTTAAAGACGGCTTTTCGAGTGGTATTATCAAGCTTAAAGGAGCACAATTAAACGGTGAAGCCCGAAAACGGGCGCGTCTAGACTTTGAAAAAATGCGTGAGGGATCCACTGGTGGAAGCCCTCTTATTTTTGACGACACGCAGGAGTACACACCGCTAGAAATTGATACAAGCGTCTTACAGTTAATCTCTACTAATAACTTTACAACGGCGCAAATCGCTAAGGCTTTGCGAGTGCCTAGTTATAAGTTGGGTGTCAATAGCCCCAACCAATCCGTGGCGCAATTGATGGAAGATTATGTTACTAACGATTTACCATTTTATTTCGACGCCATCACAAGTGAGTTAGCTCTTAAGGTACTAAACGACCGTGAGCGAAAACGATATTATTTTGATTTTGACACCAGAAGTATCACGGGACGAAATGTTGACGAGATTATCAAGTTAGTTAATAATACCTTGCTAACGCCTAATCAAGGATTAGTTGAACTTGGTAAACAACCATCATCTAATCCGGATATGGACAGGTATCAGACTAGTCTAAATTATGTCTTTTTGGATAAGAAAGAGGAGTATCAAACAGTGAAGGGAGGTGAGAAAAGTGAAGAGAATCCAATTCAAGGGTCCGATGGTGAGTGACATGGAAAAAGAAGTCTATGATTATTTTGGTCTTGATTCTGTCAGCGCAAAATCAGTGCAAGCGCAGTTACCAGATGATGGTTCAGACGTTATCTTTGAAGTGTCCTCGGGTGGTGGTTTAGTAACTGCTGGTGCTGAAATCTATGACACTTTAAAACGTTATCGCGGAAAAGTAACTGCTGAAGTAACAGGTATTGCAGCATCTGCCGCATCCGTTGCCATTATGGGAGCTGACAACATTGTGATGTCACCAGTTGCTCAAATCATGATCCACAGAGCATTGTTTAGCCGTGTCTCCGGCAATGCAGAGGAATTAGAAAAAGCAACTAATGTTTTAAAAGCTAGTGATGAAGCTATTATAAATGCTTATGAAATCAAAACTGGTCTAGAGCGAGAAAAATTGATGACTATGATGTCAGAAGAAACATTTTTAACCGCTCAAGAAGCTATTGAGTTAGGCTTTGCAGACGAAGTCATGGATTATGAAACAATTAACTCAAATAACAACGGCTTGTTACCGAAAGAAGTTATCAATGACTACTTTATCAACAAGCGAGAACGAGAAAAACAGGAAATCTTAAAGGGGCTATAAGCCCTTTTTATTTTGGAGGAAACGTCATGTTTGAAGAAAAAATTAAGAATTTAGAGTCAGCGATTGCTCACTATAACAACGAAATCGCCTCTAAAACAGCCGATGTGAAAAATCTACTAGAGGCTGACGATTTAGAAGGTGCGAAAGCTGTCAAAGAAGAAATTACTAACGCTAAAGAAAATCTTGCAACTGCTAAAGCTGATTTAGAGTTATTTAAGTCAGCAGAAAACGCAGGCGGTGCAGAAGGAGAAGAAGGAGAAAAAGTGCAAATGGAAGAAATGACTTACCGTGATAAAGTTGAAGCGTTTATCCGTTCAAAAGGTAACATTGCAAATGACGGCCTACGTTTTGGGGAAACTCGTGACGAAGTCCTTATCCCAATTAACGACATTACACCAACAACTGATGGTGTGAAAACAACTGAAGCTAAACCTATCACATCAGAAGAAATCTTAACAACCCCAGTCCGTGAAGTTAAGACTGTTGTTGATTTAAAACAATTCACAACAGTTCACAAAGCTACTAAAGGTGCTGGTAAATACCCAATCCTTAAACGTGCTACAACTAAGATGGCGTCAGTAGCAGAATTGGAAAAAAATCCAGCACTTGCTAAGCCAGAATTTGAAAGCGTAGCATGGGAAGTGCTTACTTATCGTGGAGCTATCCCAGTATCTCAAGAATCTATCGATGACGCAGATGTAGACCTTTTAGGAATTATTGCTGAAAACGCTGGTCAAATCAAACTTAATACTACCAATGCAGCGATTGCTGAAGTATTCAAAACATTTGAAGCAAAAACAGTTGATGGTCTTGATGGATTGAAAGCTATCCAAAACGTAGACCTAGACCCAGCTTACAATGTATCTCTTGTAGTTTCCCAATCATTTTATAACGAACTTGACACCGTGAAAGACAATAACGGTCGCTACATGCTTCAAGATTCTATTATCTCGCCTTCTGGCAAAGTATTTGCTGGTCATCCAGTATTTGTAGTATCTGACGATGTCCTTGGTTCAAAAGGTGAAGCTAAAGCGTTCGTTGGTGATGTTTCTCGTGCGGTATTGTTCGTTGACCGTAAAGACCTCGGTCTACGTTGGGCTGACAATGAAATCTACGGCCAATACTTGCAAGCTGTTGTACGTTTTGATGTTAAGAAAGCAGATGCAAAAGCTGGATACTTCGTAACATTTACACCCAGCGAAGCCTAGTAGTGAGCCGGTAGTAGCTCCTACGGAGGCAAACACAGTTGTGGAAATTAAAGCTTATCTAGATAAACAAGGGATCTCTTATACAACATCAATGACGAAATCAGAACTTTTGGCTTTGATTAATTAGGAGGTGCTTTTGTGGATGAGTTTTTAGAGAGCGTAAAGATCTATGCAAAAATTGATTATGACTTTGAAGATGAAATCTTGTTGGAGGTCATGGAGGCAGTGAGTGATCAGTTGCTTTTTGCTATTGATGAAAACGCCTCTTTTGAAGACTTTAAAAATAACCCTAAATTTAAACTCGCCTTGATGAAACAAGTCAAAGAAGAGTACGAACATAGAGGTTTATCCGCTGATAGTATGCGTTATCCGTTAGCAAATGGAGTACTTAACATTATCCATCAATTACGATTGCGAGGTGATAATAATGATTACACGTAAGATGAATCAGCGCATCACCTTTTTTTCTTTGATCGGAGGGCAAAACGAAGACGGTGAAGTCTTAGAAGGTGTCAGAAAAGACATCTGGTCGTGTTGGGCAGAAGTCTCAAAAACATCTGTCAAAGATTTTAGAGAGTTGTCGGGTAAGACTGACGATATCGACAATATCGTGACATCAACGGATACTAAAGTCTTTTTAATCCGCTATTTGCCTAAATTACCGTTTGATAATTCCATGCATATTGATTTTCAAGGGCGTGATTACAAAATCACAGCTATCGAGGTTGATTATACCAATAAAGAAATGATCATGGTTAAGGGGGCGAGAGTTGGATGACAAAAGGGCTTGATGAAATTTTGGCTAATCTAACTAAGTTGCAGGTCAAAGCTCCTAAAGTAGCGCGAGAAGCTGTCACTGAAGCTTCTGAAGAATTCGAGAAGCAACTTAAAGTAAATACGCCAGTTTATGCATTTGAGACAGAAACGCGACTCAAAGAAGATACGGCTATTAGTGGATTTAAAGGTGCTAGTGACGGCATCATCTCAAAGGATATTGGTTATGGCGGTACGACAGGTTGGCGTGCTCGCTACCCAGATGACGGTACGATCTACCAACCTAGCCAAGAATTTAAAGAAAAAACCATCAATCAAATGACCCCGAAAGTCAAAGTAATCTACGCTAAAAAAGTGAAAGAAGGGCTTGGTCTATGATTGCTGAAACCTATGCTTATAAATTATTAAGCAATGACGCAGAGTTAAGCAAACTCTTGGATAGCTTTCGAGGAGCACCGTTTGGCAATGGATTTAAGCAAGGGATTTTTACCTACGACATCCCGGAAAAACCGACGGATCTAAAGAAAGCTAATTTAGCACCGTTTATGCGAATTAATGGCACTTTTGAGGGACCGAAAAATTACGCTGATGATGGTGTTATATGTATCGAAAAAAGAATTGTAATCAATTTTTGGTGCAAGACGGCCTCACAATCTGAAAAGATTGTTGAACGTCTTGATAAAGTGTTAACAGACGGTGGATTTGAATGGTACACCGCAAACGAAAATCCAAGATATAAAGATAGCGATATAGACTTACTGATGAACGTAAGAAAATACCGCTATTTTATTTGGTTAGAAAATAAAGAGGAAAAATAAATGAGTAAAGTAAAATTTGGTCTTAGTGGTTTTGAATATGGTGTCGTTTCTACTGATGATACAGTTGCTACAACTAAAAAACTACCTGGTATGAAATCGGCAAAACTTGAAATTACTAATGAGCTAGTGACAGTTATGGCAGATGATGGACCATACGTAGTGCTTTCTGGTGGCATCACAGAAACAACACTTGAAATTGAAGTTCTCGATTTGAACTCAGAAGCTCGTAAGGATTTTTACGGTATTGAGACTGAAACCGGAATTGAAAAATACAACAAAAACCTTACGCCAAACGACATCGCTTGCATGTTCCGCACACGCACAGATGATGGCAAATCGATTTGGGTAGGTTTACTTAAAGGTAAATTCTCTCTTCCGGGTATGGAAACAGAGACTAAAGATGGAGCGCCAGATCCGAAATCTGATACAACAACTGGTAACTTTGTTGCTCGTGGCGATGGTGATGAAGGTGACATTCTCTATATTGGTCGTGAAGATAATCCAGAATTTGAATTAACTGCCTTTAAGAATATGGTATTCCCATCCGCTGGGTAGGATTTTGGCAGGGTAGGCATAAGCTTACCCTTTTTTATTTTGTTAAATAGGAGTGGAATATGTACGCAATTACTTTAAAAATCGGTGGAACAAAAAAAGAATTTTCAAAGGATTTTATCAACATCGAAGATAATCTTTTGGCAGTCGAACATCAAGTAAGACAAACAGCTTTGTTTGATAATGAAAAGGATATGTTAAATCCCAAAAAACACCGTCAAGTCAACGAAGCATATTTGCAAATGTTTGTTGATATGTACGGAGAACAATTTACCGTCACTGATCTTAAACAGGCAGATATGAAAGTCTTGGAAGTTTTGAACGACCTCTATATCGATGCGTTGGGCGGCAAGAAAGAAAACGATGACGATGACAGTGAAGAAGGTGACGAAAAAAAGGAATAAGCCCTGAAGAAGCGAGGAAAAACCTTTTGTTATGGGTGCAAAATCTAATGAATAATGGATATACCATCTTAGATATTAAAAAAATGCGTCTATCGGATATAGAGCTAATGGTTGAAGCTATGGAAATTGAAAATAAGCCGAAAGAAGAAGTAGTTGAAACAACGCTTGATAAAGCATTTCCATTTTTATTTGGCTAGAAAGGAGTATAGATGGCAAATATAGGTGACTTAGTTGCAACAGCAACGCTAGATATAGCACCTTTTATGAGCAATACCAAAAACCTTAAAACGCACATGAAGAGTTTGGATAGCTCTTTAAAAGCTGTTGAAAATAGTTTTAAAGGAACTGGTAATAAATTAAATGGTTTAAAAGCCATTTATAGCCAAACAGGGCGGTCTTTATCGGCTTATCAAACTTTACTTTCTAAACAAAGTGCCCATTATAACAAGTTAAAAGCAGAGATTGGTGATGTCAATTCTGCCACTGCTAAGCAAAAAACAGACCTCGTCAATGCTCAATCAGCTATGACTTCTACGGCCGCTAAAGTTGCTGAATTACAAACAAAATATAGTTCGCTAGCTAAAGAAATTGCGATCCAGTCCAGCGTATTTACGAAGTTTGGAAATGGCCTACAGACAGTCGGGGGAAAATTACAAACTGTTGGTGATAAAGCGCAATCGGTAGGTAGTAGTCTTACAAAAGGTCTGACAACCCCAATTGTGGCAGGAGCTGGGTTAGCCGTTAAAGCAGCGGTCGATTATGAATCTGCTTTTGCAGGAGTTAGAAAAACCGTTGACGCGTCAGAAGCAGGTTACCGAAAATTATCAGACGGTATCCGTCAAATGGCTAAAGAATTACCGGCTAGCGCTGCTGAAATCGCTCACGTTGCTGAAACTGCTGGTCAGTTAGGTATTAAGCGGAACGATATTTTAGGCTTTACAAGAACCATGATTGACATGGGAGAGTCTACTAACTTGTCGGCTGATGAAGCAGCAACTGCCATAGCAAAAATCGGCAACATTTTAGGTCTCACTTCCGCTGACTATTCGCGCTTTGGATCGTCTGTAGTTGCTTTAGGTAATAACTTTGCAACAACAGAAAAAGATGTTGTTGAGATGACCAATCGTTTAGCAGCGTCCGGTAAATTAGCTGGATTAACTGCCCCAGAAATATTAGGTCTCGCAACTGCCATGAGCTCCGTAGGTATCGAAGCTGAGGCTGGTGGGACTGCTATGAGCCAAACGCTTACGCAAATGGGTAAAGCAGTAGATACTGGAGGAGATAAACTCAATAAACTGGCTGAAATAGCTGGTATGAGTGCGGAGCAATTTTCGACAACATGGAGAGAAAAACCGATTGAAGCCGTCGAAGCCTTTATCAAGGGGCTTGGAAATCTTGGAGATGAAGGAGAGAGCGCATCAAGTGTCTTAGATGATTTAGGTATGTCTGGTATTAGACAATCTAATATGCTGAAATCGTTAGGACTGGCTTCAGATAAAGTTTCTAGTGCAGTGAAAATGTCTACTGAAGCGTGGAAAGAAAACAGCGCTTTAAGCGAAGAGGCAGCAAAACGCTATGAGACCACTCAATCGAAACTACAAATATTGAAAAACAAAGCGACTGATGTCGCTATTGAACTAGGTGGACCATTAGCTGACGCTTTAGTAGATGCTATGGAAGCTGGCGAGCCACTTATCCAGAGTATCGCTGATTTAGCTAAGAAGTTTAGTTCGCTTGATAAAGAACAACAGCAACAAATCATCAAATGGGGACTCATTGCAGCAGCAGCAGGTCCAGCCTTATCCATCTTTGGGAAAGGTGTCAGCACTCTAGGATCTGTAGTAACTGGTATCGGGAAAATCAGCAGTGGCCTTGGTAAACTTTCGGGTGCTTTTTCCGTTTTAAAAAATGGTAGTGCAGTGATTGAGGGTGCCGGTGTCGCAGCGGCAGGAGGAGCAACTAAGGTAGGTTTGTTGACGAGCGCCGTCGGTTTGCTCGGAAATCCGGTAACATGGGGTGTCCTAGCTACTGGAGCAGCAGCACTAGCTGTTAGTACATGGGCGCAAAAAACTGATGAGGCTAAAAAACGGACAGCCGAATGGGGAACCGAAGTCAGCAATCTAGAGTCTCAACAGCTAAGCAAGTTTAAAACTAAGGTTGATGAAACCAATAAGGTTATCTTAGATTTTGAATCTGGAGCTGGAAGTGTTGATGCCGTTAAAAACGCCTTTGACGGACTGGTCCAAAGCATTGAAAAGCTAAATAATGAAAAGCTTGCCAAAAAAATAGATTGGGCTGAAAAACTTGGTCTTAGTGATACGGTTATCCAGGGGATTAAAGATAGCTATGGCCAGGTCACTGAAAATGCTCAGCGCATGACAGATGAAGTCGTTGCTATTTATAACAGACATAATGGGGATATGTCACGACTGACAGGAACTGAAAAAGAAATTGTCCTCAATAATCAAAATCAATTAATTGACAAGCAACTGGAGTTGATGAATTTTTCTGCCAAAGAGCGCAAGGCTTTGCAGATAGCTCTAAATGGAGAGTTTGAACAATTAAACGGCGAGCAACGCCAAAAAGCCATCTCTAACATGGAAAAGATGATGGATCAAGAGCATAAGTCCTACACGACCAAGAAAAAAGAATTAAATAATATATTAAAATCGCTTGGTCAAGAGGAAACGCAAGCGCGTCAAGAGGTTCTAAACGAACTGGATGCTTTAGAAACTGAACATCAACTCAAGATGGAAGGTTACGGTTCGAAATATGTAGCCATGCAAGAAGCTATCATGAAAGCGATGGGTGGTAACGCTCAATCTGCTAGCTTGGTTTGGAGTGCTATTGCTGAAAAGATGGATAAGTACGGTTTGAGTTTGGATAAACTTAAAGCAAAGGCTATCGAAGATTCCAAAAAAATTGTTGACTCAAATGGTATGGTTGCAAAATCAACTTTGGACATGAGTGATGAAGCTTTTGCCGCTAATCAATCGTGGAATAGCCTCGTTTATGATGATAAAAATGGTAAGGTTAAAACCAACGCTAAGGAAGAAGTTCAAAAGGCCTTGCAAGCTGAGGGCGGTTGGAAAAATATGGAGTTCATCCTCAAAAACGCCAACTTAGAAACCAATGCTAAGATGACCATTGGTGAAGCACTTGTCGCTAATGGCCAATGGGAAAGTCTGAGTCCAAAAGCCAAAGATCTTGTCTTTAAAAATGAAAAAGGCTTACGAGCCATTTTAGAAAGCAAAACAAGCCTTGAAAGCTGGAATGGTCTGTCTCCAGAAATTAAAAATCTTTTAGCTAATGACTCTGACTTTAAAAACAAAGCTAGTGTATCTAAACAAGTTTTGGAAAACTGGAATAGTTTAACCCCTAAAGAAAAACAATTGTTAGCAAAAGATTTAACAAGTGACAAAGCTCAAACAGCTAAAGCAGCACTTGATTTGTTAAAAGATAAAGATATCGACATCAAAGGTTATAACAAAACCCAACAAGCTAAAGCAGAAGCAGAAGCTACAATGGCTCTTTTGCAAAACAAGGATCTTGATATTTTAGCTCATGATAAGACAGCAGGACCGACACAATCAGCAAGTCAAAAAGTCAATAATGTCAAACAGCTTAATCCAGCTAATTTATTTGCTAAAGATAACACAGCAGGTCCGAGCGCTAGCGCACAAGCATCAGTTAATAAACCGAAACAATCTAATCCAGCCTCTATAAATGCGTCGGACAAGACAGCCAACGCTAGTGCTTCGGCTAATAGATCAGTAAATAGTCCGAAACAAACGGCCCCTATCGGAATGTTTGGTAAAAACAACACAGGTCCGTCTGTAAGTTCTACCAACACGTCAGTAAATAGTCCGAAACAGCGCAGTCCTATCGGAATGTTTGCTCGAAATAATACAGCTGGTCCAGTTGCTTCAGCAAATACAGCAGTAAATAGTCCAAGACAAAGGTCGGCAGCAAGCATTCGCGCTAACGACAGAACGAGTGGAGCGGTTTCTTCCGCGAAATCAGCTATTGCTAGTGTCGTTGGTAAAACAGTAAATATTGTCACTAACTTTATCGAACGACATTTAAAACATGCTAAAGGTACTAACTACCATCCAGGTGGTCTTGCAACAGTCAATGACCAAAAAGGTTCGACCTACCGAGAGTTGGTTACTTTACCGAGTGGTTTTAGTTTTATTCCGGACGGCCGTGATGTTACTTTGCCATTACCAGAAGGAACAAAGGTCTTGAAAGCAAGCAAGACTAAACAACTCTTCCCACATTATGCTGATGGCATTGGTTTTGAAAATACCAATATATCAACTCTAGCGAAAAGAATCGGTAATGTTCAAAATGCAACTATTGAAACGAACATAGCACAAACAGATAGTCAATTAACAGGATTGCTATCTGAGCTAATCAACGTGATGAAACGTAAGGATTATACAAGTAATGATAGCTATACATTAAATGTTAATCAAACGGGCGGTATGTCTGACAATAGGGAATCCATGGAACGTTTGTTTAAAGAGTTTGCGTGGTATATCCAACAACAGAAAGGAAGGTTGAGTGACATTTGAGTACAGCATACTTTATTTTTAACGGTCAAAAATCAACAGATTTTGATTTAGCTATTACAACTGACATCAAGTACAAATCAACTTCCTACGATATCGAAACAATCGAGATTGAAGGTCGAGATGGTGTCTTACTCAAAGATAAACATCGTCTGAAACCCGTTGAGCAAGAAATTCCTATGAAGATAAAAACCAGAGGGAACGTACATAAAATAGCTCACAATGTATCGGAATGGCTAAATGTAAAAGGGTGGCAACGATTGGAATTCTCATGGGATTCTGAACATTATTATCTAGCAACGTTTGCGGAAGGCTTTGATGTCGAAGAAGTGCTAGAAGTTTTTGGCAATCTAAAAGCAACATTTTTATTACATCCGATAAAATTCCGAAAAGACGGAGAAAAACAAGTTAATTTAACATCTGGAATGGTTTTGACGAACTTGGGAAATTACCCGTCTAAACCTATTTTTAACATAACTGGTAACGGGGACGGGACTATCACTGTTAACGGTAGGACACTCAGTTTGAAAAACGTACAAGGTAGTTTAATTGTAGATGCTGAAAAAAATATGGTCTACTACGGACAATCATCTGCTTGGGATAAGATTGTGAGGACGGCAACGCATAGTATGCCGTTTTTTGATGTTGGAAAAAATATCATTTCTTGGACTGGCAATTTTACAATAACTTGCCAGCCTAATTGGGGGGTGAAAATTTGAAACCTGTTTTATATCCAAAAACAGAAACTACTTACGTTGATTTTGGGTTTGGAGAGATATCGGACGCTTTGAGTGTCGAGGTCACCAGAGAACGAAACGGTGATTACTCACTATACATGAAATATCCTCATGATGGTATTTTTGCTGATAAGCTACAAAAAGAAATGCAACTAAAAGCAGATGCAGGACCTCGTACGAAGTGGCAGACCTTTGATGTTGTTAGAATCAATAAAAAAAGCACAGACTACATCGAGGTCTATGCAAAACACATCTCATTTAGACTTAGCGGGGCAGTGTTGAAAAACGCTGTAACGCTTACTGACGTAGATGCAAGGACAGCTTTAGCGCAATGGAAGAACAATCTTGTTAGCGACACTGTTTTTGATATTGATAGCGATATTACAACGATGGGTAGTGTCGCTTGGGCAATTGATAAAGTGACCAATGCTAGAGAGGCTCTAGGTGGGGTTTCGGGATCGATTTTGGATGTTTACGGCGGAGAGTATGAGTTTGACAATCAACTAGTCAAATTACATAAGCAAATGGGGCGTAAAGCCCCTATTGTTTTAGAGTATGGACGAAATATCCAAGAAATCGAAGTAGATGACGATGATAGCGAAACTTACAATAGCATCCTACCTTTTGCTAAAATCACTCAACAAGAAGACGAGAAAAGCATAGAGGTTTTAACCACGCTTCCCGAAATCTACATTGACGGTCCGTTTATCGGGGATTATCAACGTAGGATTATCAAACAAGTTGATTTTTCGACAAAATTTGATAGCGAAAAAAATAAGCCGACAGTTGAAAAACTCAGAAGTTTAGCTATGAGCTATGTTAAGTCTAACGAGGTCGGAAAACCAAAAACAACAATTGACGTTAAGTATGTCGATTTGGCATCTACCCTTGACTACGCTGATATGCAAGTCATGGAAGAAGTCGAATTGTGCGACATTTTACCCTTGTACTATCCAAAATTCGGGATTACAAGTGCTAATGAAAAAGTCGTCAAAACCGTGTACGATGTCTATAATGATGAGTACATCAGCCTGACTTTGGGGACGATTGGCCAAACTCTACGAAGCCAACTGTCTGAATCAACCAGTGGGCGAATTGAAGCACTTGAGAATAAACAAAAACAGTTCGAGACGGAATTACCAACTTATCTCACAAACGCCTCAGGAAATCGTAATTGGTACGATACACCTGACGACACGCAAGAGCATAAAATTGGCGATATTTGGTTTGAAAAAAACGGTCAATACGAACGGATGTACGTTTGGGACGGGAATCAATGGATTTTAAAAATCGACACTGAAGACCCCGATCGTATCAAACGCTCTATCGACCAACAATTTGAAGATTTTAACACCTCGTACGACGAAGCTAAAGCCTTACAAGACCAACAGATCGCTGATGTCCTAGCAAAAGCTGGTTCAGCCGAAGATTTAGCGAAAGAAGCTAAGACGGATGCTCTCAGTTTGACAAATCAGTTAAGCACAGCAAGACAAATCTTACAAGATAGTATTGATCAAGCGAAGGGAGATGCTTTTTCTGAAGCAGGTAGATTATCTGGAATAGTAGAAAGCAATGCAAATGCTCGTATTGACGAGATGTCAGATAGTATCCAACTGTTAGCAAAAAAAGATGACGTTGATAGCTTATCAGGTCGTGTAATAGCCGCAGAGAGTGAGTTAAAAATCCAGGCCGATGCTATCAGTCAAAAAGTTAGTCATAGTGAGCTAGATCCGCTAAACCAACAAATAAATCAGAATCAAACAAGTATCACTCAACTATCTGATAGAGTGACGACCGAAGTTTCGAGCTTGGAAAGTAAGATACCGACGGAGATTGGTAGTGTCAATCTTATCGACAATACTGATTACAGAAAAGGAATCACGGACTGGGTAGAAGATGGAGTAAGCCGAATTTTGACAAACGACTACATGAAGCTTCAGCTACTAGGAACGTTAAACAAACGAGTTTATAAATACAAAGATTTTAATCGTCCTCTAAATTCTGGTGAAACAATCACCGTGAGTTATACTGCATATGCTAGCAGAGCTGGTGTAGGATTTTCCGCCTCGACATATGATGCTCTCCCAGAAAATCAAAGAGTAACATTAAACCAAACGCCAAAAAGGTATATAAAGACCTTTAATATTGTTGCGTCACTAAGGTTGTCGCTGTATGTTTATGGTGATGTTGGTGACGAGGTCTTTATCAAAGATATTAAGGTCGAACGTGGTGCAATAGCCACCGACTGGACGCCAGCTCCAGAAGATATTGACGCTGAATTAACATCTCTCAAAACAACAGTAACGACGACATCTGATGGAGTACGACAGTTAACGACAAAAGTGACAGCGGCTGAAGGTAGGGTCTCAAGTGCAGAAACCTCAATCAATCAGCTCATCGGTGAGATATCGACTAAGGTTGCACAAAGAGACTATGACAATTTACTTAAACATATATCATCTGCAGAGACGACTATCAGGACGCAAGCAGGGCAAATCGAACAACGGTTAACTAGCACGCAAGTCAACCAGCTCATAGACACTAAGGGTTTTGCGACGACATCGACTGTCCAAAATATTGTCCAGAATACAGCAGATAGTTTTACCCAAACCATCAGCCGTGTGGAAGGGAAGATCCCAACGGAGATTGGGGGACGAAATTATATTTTAAGAGACAATATACGAAAAGGTTATATCAACAATGATGGTAATCTGATCATTAATAATACTATATTTACAACAAATCAAATCGATGCAAGTAAGCGAAAAGACTGGACCGTCACAACTAAATCTGGCTGGATTCGCGTCAACCACTATGATGTGGATGGCAACTTTATCAAAAGAGACCTGTATGGACCTTATACAGATAAAACAAGTAAGCCAATTCGAATTAGTGCAGAAGTTTCCATGTTTGACGTATCTCTTGATGGTACGGAATATGGAGAACCTTACAAAGTAGAATTCGGATCTATTGCTACTGACTGGACACCGGCACCAGAAGATTTAACGACTACCGTAGCTTTTAACGAAGTCAAATCCACCGTTGACGCTCACACTCGTACCATTGGCGATATAGAGGGTAATGTCTCGCGGGTTACGCAAACAGCGCAGGGGTTGGTGCAGGAAGTGTCTGGTGCTAACGGACTCAAGACACAAGTCAGCACCCTTGCTGGCTCTTGGGCAGTTAAAAATCTGACAAGTAATGGTGCGGTGCTTAATCAGATCAACCTTTTAGCTGATGGTACTAACCGTATTGATGGTCGTTTGACCCACATCACAGGCTCTACTTTGATAGATAATGCTGTCATCAAGTCGGCGATGATTGGCAATGCCCAAATTAACACAGCTCATATCGGAACGATTGACGCTGGACAAGCAAATATCATTAACATCAACGCTAGTAATATCACCTCAGGGACTATTACAGGCATCAACATGCGCGGTGGGTCGTTAACAAGTCTGAATGGAGCTGTTAATTTTGATTTGCAAAGCGGACATCTCAATTTTTTAACTTCGGAAGCCACAATGCGACGACAATTAGCAGGATATCCAACGCAATTTATCAAATTTGACACAGGATCGAACAATGAAAGTGTGACCGTAATAGGTGCAAATCGTGGCGGAAACGAAAATCCGAATGACGGCAATTTTGCTGGAATTAGGATTTGGAACGGTACTACATCTGGTGGGTTTTATGACTACATCGATGTCGCTGGAGATGTCATCAACTTTACTCACAAAGCAGTTGACGGTGGTTCAAATACAAGACGAGGTTGGGAAATGAAATCTTACGGTATCGGAAGTGATGTTTCGCTTAGACCAATCGGTTACTTTAGTAATGCGCATATCACAGCAACGGAATACCGCATTTTGAATAAAAGCACAAACAGCTACAAGGATTTAAGTCAAGTATTAGATATCATCTTCGATAACTTTCGCAACATCAGCGAAAAAGGTGGATTTAACAGGAGTTATTACTCTAACTGGAGGTAATTATGCACGAAAAAATAGCAATTAAACTAGCGAATCAAATCGCACAATTGAATTACGATAATACTGTTTTGCAAGTACAGAACGAAGAAAAAGATGCTCGGATTGCAGAACTGGAACAACTACTAGATGATGCAACAAAAGGAGATAACTGATGGCTTTAGAAACATTTACTGCATATTTAGCAAATGATAAGACACATGTCGTTGTCCGTGATACGGATCCTGACTTAAATGTCAATTTTACGGCTGTTTTGGACGGCGACTTTATGAGTAAATCAAAATCTGAGTTGTTGCAGCTTGGCTTAGCTTGGTTTACTGGTAAATATGTGCAAGAGTATTCCAATCAAAAAACGGTTGAAGAAGTAGCCACAATCAAGGACGCAGTCAAAAAAACCGAAGATATTGTTGCTAGGATGGAAATTAAATCGACTGAGCTTGATAACAAAATGATAGCTTTCCAACGCTTATTTGTGACGGCGGTTGAACTTACTGATGAGCAAAAGACTGAGATTGTGGCGCAGTACCCCGACTATGGTGTGGGCGTTACTTATCAAACTGGTCAAGTTGTGGCCTATGAGGGCACGCTTTATGAAGTGGTGCAAGGACATACCTCACAGGCAGACTGGAAGCCAAGTGAGACAGCAAGTCTTTACAAGTTGTTTTTAAAGCCAACTATTACAACAGCCGATGGTGAGGTAGTCGATGTGGTTAATGAGTTTGTACAGCCGACAGGGGCTCATGATGCTTACCAAAAAGGTGATCGTGTAACCTTCGAAGGTAAGGTTTATGCGTCGGCTATTGATAATAATGTCTATAGTCCGACTGCTTATCCTGCAGGCTGGACGTTGGTAGAATAGGAGGATAAATATTTGACAGTAGATATTTTACAAGCTGCGTCTGTTGCAGGCGCTCTTTTAACGCTTGCTGGATTGGTTAAACTGGTAGTACAACCCTTTCAAAACGCCATGCGCAAAAATGACGACACGATGAAACGTTTGCAAGAAACCATCACAACACTGACGTTTGAATTGCAAGATTCGCAAAAGGACCGTCGCAATATCCACCAACAGCTTGACAAGCATGAAGAACGTATTGGACGAAACGAGGACGCTATCATCGTTAATAATGAACGTATTGCGACATTATTTAAAGAGAGGAGAGACTAAATATGGACGAATTAACACAATACATTATTAGCGCAGCTATGGGAATTTTGACAATTCTCGCAGGTATCGCCGTACAAGCAGTTAAAAACTACCTTATTACCAAAGGTGGTGAGCGTGCTGTTAAAATTGTCGAAATCGTGGCTAAAAACGCGGTACACGCAGTTGAGCAAGTCTCTGCTGAAACAGGATTGACTGGTGAAGACAAGCTCGCACAGGCTAAGTCTGTTATCTTAGATGAGCTTTTAAAATACAATATCCATATGACTGACAGTCAGCTTGATACCTTTGTCGAAAGTGCCGTGAAGCAAATGAACGACGCATGGAAATCGTAGTAAAAACCGTCCATTTGGACGGTTTATTTTTGTATGGAGGTAAAAAATGACATATGCAGACTTTAAAAAGCAAGTCTACGGCAAGGGATTTAATCTAGACGGTGCTTTTGGAGCTCAGTGTTGGGACGGCTATGCGAAATACTGTCAGTATCTTGGCGTGCCTTACGCTAACTGTACTGATAGCGGTTATGTCAAGGATATTTGGAATCACCGCAAAACAAACGGAATGCTCAAATACTTTGATGAAGTTGAGCTTATGGAACCTGGCGATATTTCAGTTTTTAAAGAGGTTGCAGGCTGGACACCAGTCAGTCATATTGCTATATTTGACAGTGATATCGATGGCGTATATGGAAATTTCCTCGGACAGAACCAAGGCGGACTAGCATATCAGGGCGGAGGTGGTGTCTTTAATATCACTCGCTTGCCTTACTCCGCAACTTTTAAAACGGCATTTAGACTTAAAAAGAAAGGAAACAATCAAGTGGAACAACAAATCAGAAGTGGTATCCCGCAAGTTGGTGTAACACCATATACGCAAATTCATGCGCATTCTACTGGAAATCCCAATAGCACCGCACAAAACGAAGCGGATTACATGTCTCGCAAGGATATTAACACAGGCTTTTACACGCACGTTGTCGGAAACGGTCGTGTGATCCAAGTGGCAAACGTCAATCGTGGTGCTTGGGATGTAGGCGGAGGCTGGAACTACGAGACCTACGCAGCGGTTGAGTTGATCGAAAGTCACAAAACCAAAGCTGAGTTCGAGCGTGATTATAAGTTATATGTGACACTATTACGTGACCTTGCTAAGCAAGCTGGATTATCCAACAATCTTGACACTGGCACATCAGGAATCATTACGCACGCTTATGCGACAACTCATCAACCAAACAATGCGTCTGACCACGTTGATCCTTATCCTTATTTGGCAAAGTGGGGAATCAGTAAAGCGCAGTTTGCAAAAGACCTCAAAAACGGTTTTAGCGGAAGCACTGTCAAAGCATCACCAACTCCGCAAAAATCCTACAAAGTCTATCGTGCAGACGACGTTAAGTTTGTGTCTGGGCTATGGCAAATCAAGTGTAATGATCTAACGCCGACTCAGTTTACTTGGATTGAAAATGGCATTCCCGTTGCAATGGTAAATTGGGTAGATAAAAACGGCAAGAACATCACAGACGGTAAAGACAACCAATTTAAAAAAGGTATGTACTTTACGTTTGCAGGCGACGAAACCTACATCACTGATACTGGTGTTGGTGGATACAACTATGGCTATTACTGGCGCAAGTTTATCTTTGGTAACTTTGGCGCAGTTTGGCTTTCTGCGTGGAATAAGAATCATTTAGTCGCAGGAACAAAATAAAAGCAGTGCTGGATGGATTGCGCGTTTCTGGAGCAATGGCGTTGTTACAAATCCAGTTAACGATTCTAGCAGGTTTAATTTTACAAACGCAGTATTTAACCCAAATGATACTAATGGGCCATCAAAACGTGCGCAACCTATTATGATCCGTTGCTATTACGAGTTAGGAGTCTTTACTAAAGGCGATATTTTGAGCCTTGGTGCAACAGAGATTTAAAAACACCCTCAGCGATTGCTGGGGGTGTTTTTTTGCCGTCAAAAATGTCAATTGCAACAGACCGTCATCAATGTCGGTCAGTCTGACAAAATACAGTAGAAGATAGTAAAATATAGTAGATTTGCGGTAGGTTTTCAACCGTATTTGTTTGGAAAATAAAATAATTCAGTAATATCAAAGGATTTCAAGTTTTTGGAATTTACTTGGAAAATAAACTTGTTATTTTTTACTATTTTTCCCAGATGTTTTCGAATATATAGTTAGGAGGAAAAACATGGACTTAAATTATTTAAAACAACAAATTGACAAAGGTACTATCCCAAAAGACAGTATCACGGTAGTTAGACGTGGTGGCGAGTTGGTAGATATCCATTTGCCAGGAGAGCTGATCAGTGTTGATGAGGTTTTGGAGGTTATGGACTTAGAAAGTGTGTTAAGTGAGGTGTTTGGGTATTAAAAGGGGCAAAAAAGGGGCAAAAAGCATTCAAAAGTGATTTATTTTGACTTTTTTTGTTATTCTTTTTCCTTGTAAATTCCGTTTTATACCTATATAATAGGTTTCAAACCCTATTTATTTTGTCCGGCAGGGGACATGTTCCTAATAAGTATCTAACGGAGAGAAAAGGAGTATTTTTATGTTCAAACAATCAAGTGTAAAATCTAAAACAAATCAAAAATCTTTCAAATTGACAGATATGATCAAATTGATCGCATTGCTTATCCCAGTGATTCAATTATTACGTCAAATGAAAAATAGTCGAAAATAA